TATATATCTGCGAATCATTTGCCAAAAACCCTGCAACTCTAAACTCCAACTGTGAATAGTCTCCCTCAATAATCGAACCACCTTCAAACCTGCTTTCAACCACCTTGCGTATACGAAACGTAGATCCACGTGGCATGTTCTGAAAATTTGGGTTTCTTGACGATAAACGACCTGTAGCAGTAATGCACTGCATAAATTCTGGATGTATAAAATTATTCTCATCAACATTGTTTTCCATTCCCTCTACAAATGTACTAAGGTATGTACGCAAAGCTGAATATCTAACATACAATTCAACAAACTCTTTTGCAGCGCCACTGAGTACTGGCAACATTTCTTCAAGAGTTGTCTTATCTGTTTTAAATCCTGCTTGTGCAACATCCTTTGTGTTTCTTGGCACAATACGTAAACCTGCAACTTGTTTACTTTGAGAGTAAACTACACCTGTTGCATTACAATTCTTACATAGCCTGTTAGCTTTTCCTAACTGTCCGTTCTTTAGTTTGAAACGTACTCTCCCAACACCTTCACATGTACCACATTGATACCCTGTTGTTTTCTTAATCACTTCAGTATTGTTTCGTATTGTACGAGCAAACAATTCTTTGGACATTTTCTTTCGCATCTTTATCTTACGAGTTGCACCACGCATCTCATGTCCAATGTTAAATATTCTTGCCCATGTTTCTTTGTTGTTTATCTTGCGAGAATAAAACAACATAGATCTATCATCTGCACTGTTAAGATTAATTGGTGTGTCACCCATGACATCACTGACAATCTGTTTCAAACGTTTGTCTATAGTAGTTAGTTCGTGTTCATATTCATTTCGTATATCATTGAGTGTTTCAAGATTAACCTTTATTCCTGCGTGTTCTATCTTCGCAAGAACATTTGTCATATCAAGCGACAAACGCAGTGTCGGCAATAGTTTCTTCATCTCCAAATAACTCCTCAAATGTTGTGCCAAAGGCTTCTAATTGTTTCAATGCAACTTGTTCAGTTGCTTCAACGTCTGCTATACCATACTCTTCAATTATGTCGTATGGTATATCATAGAATGTTTTACCATCTTTTAAATATCCGTCAACAAGACTTTTCTTTTTTAACGCACCATAGCGTTCGGCTACGCTCTGTAATCCCAAACTCCAACGTCTTGAGGATGAAAGGATGTACTCAGCAACCATAGTATCATAAAGGTGATTATTATAGACAAAGCCACAATCACGCAACCAAGTAATATCGAACTTAATATTGTGACCGATAAGGACATCAACGTTGTCCAAAGACTCCTGTAATAATTCGCCACCCTTGTAGTCTGGTTTGCGAGTAGAATGATTGAAGCATAAGTAAGAGGTAAGGCTACCCATATACTTATAGCCAACGCTAACGAGCTTGTTGCCGAAATAAGGTAAGGGAGTAAATCCACCATTAGTCTTCTCCTTGTGTGTTGTTTCTACGTCTAGTGTCATGCATATCATATTTCTGTTGCCTTTCTTTCTTTTTGTTGTACTTCTTCTTATCAGGTATCATTCTACGTCTATCACGTGCCATCATAAGAAATCTAGCTATTGGATTTATCTTCTGCATTTATAACAGTGTCCTTCCAATATAGTTTATCATCATATACACAAACAGGAATAACCCCTAATTTTTTTTGAGCATCACTAAGTTTTGGCATCCTAATATTATTTTTATAAATTACTGGTGTTTTAACATCTAAAAATAATGTTGTGCCATCTTTAATAGCAATAATATCTATCAGTCCTGTTGAGCCTATATTCCTAAACACTTCATAATTATCTTTTAATAAAATACTACATGCGATTATTTCAAGAATATCTCCTTTTCTAGAAGGTGTATATCCTTTTAATTCTCTTGTAAACAACGACATTAATAATACACTCCATGTTCTACATCTATATTACAATTCAACATACCATGCCAACCATTTATTTTATTCTTTGATATACAGATATGTCGCACAACATTCTCAACTTCACTTGATCCTGTTTTGCCTATGCCTATAATGACATCTGCTTCTCCTGCCTTACCTGTCTTACTATTGTCAAGCATTGCATAGTCAATGAAAGCACGATCATGTGCTTCATAGCTTGCTTGAGATACTGCCCACAACAAAAGATTACCACGTTTTGCAACTTCCCTAGCAAGTATATATATTTCTTTTAGTCGTTCATCTCCACGACCAAAGTCACCTCTTACTTTAAACTTATCCAACTGATCACAGAACATTATGTCAGGCTTGTTCAACTGTGCATAGTCGTTCACCTCTTCAATAGATGTTCCAACTGAATCCATAATCCGTAAGTATGGTTTGATTTCTTTTCTGTATAGTTCAATATACTTTTCACGGTCTGTATTTAATTCTTGTTTTGTCACGTTAAAGTAACTCTGTATAATCCGTAGTTTTATGTTTACGGCAGGTTCTTCATTTGCCCAGTAAACAACTAATCTTTTCTGTCGTATGTAACTAGCACATAAGAACGCACAAAATGTCGTCTTACCCACCTCTGGTCTGGCAAATATTATCCCAAGATTACCTCGCCACATACCTTGCAGCACATCCCCTATGATGCCCCAATCAAAGGGAAAGTCAGGTTGTCCAGCACCTTGATCAAGCAACTCTCCAAGATCCATGTCAACTTCAGTGTATGTCGTTTTGTTTTCCATACGACCATCTTCAACTGTATCCATAATCCGTTGCAACTCACCAAAGTCTTCACCTTGTCCTGTAAATATAGATATAGCTTTCTCGCCAATGATCCTTGCCCTGTCACGCAACCAAAAGTTCTTGACCACATCCATCTGTAAGTCGTGATTGTTTGCATCAGGTGGTAGTGATTCAACCACAAGAGATAGTTCTTTCTTTGATGAGGATGGCATCGCAGGATGTTTGTCAACATGCAATGCAAACAGTTCATCTTTTGTCAGGTCTTTTTCATAGTTTGTATGTGCGTATGAAATACTTCTGAACAACTCTTTTAGTTGTCCTGTAAACATTTCTTCGTCTAGTATGTTTTTTACTTTGTTGAAAAAGTCATGCTTCAAACAAAAGCCGATGACCTTGTGATCAACCGATATGTTTTCTAATGATTCGTTCACGTTCGTTACCCTTTAAAATTTTCAGATCATCTGATAGTATTGCAACTTTGCAGTTCACATAATGTGAAATCTTTTTTGTCATCTCTATTGCCTTGACTGTCGCATCTTTGTCAAGTGCAACTATTGCATTTTTATATTTCTTAATAATGTCAACATGTTGTTGCAATAAGCTCGTTCCCATCAATGCAATCGATGAAACTTTGTCAGCTATACTACACGCAGATGGACAATCTTCTACGATGAAAATATTGTCACTATCCTTATGTATGTGAAATCCAAAGTTTGTCTTTCCGTATCTGTACCACTTTGGTTTTTTGTCAGCCAATGCTCTCCCTATTGCATCAACTACCCTACCTTTGTCCTTTACAAGAAATGTCACTCTATCAAAACGAATGTCATACATAATGTCAACACGATTGTCTAAATACGCTTGATACGAATTGACTGAGCGTACATAGTCAACAGCCTTTTGATTACGTGATAAAGGAACAAAGGTAGTTGGTAGTTGAAATTCAAAGAAAGGAGTATGTTTTATACTTGACTCTGACTTCTTTTCAAACACCATTCGAGAATTAGTTTTTGTCAGCCGTTTGCCTGTCACACCTTTGACATCACAGTCAGCATAAAAACAATTATACATTCTCTCATAACCATTGTCAGTCACACTCAACGTGTTCTTCTTATGGCACGATGGACAATCCATTCTTAATCGCCCATTGGGTTGCAAAGCCAAATCTTCAATAAATGTTTTCACCCAAGTATAACTCATGACTATATGATTAAAATATAACAAAAAATATGTCAAATAAATTTTTTTTTATTTTTTCTGTTGACAGATAGTTTTTTATACATATTATCATAGTTCAGAGGTTCAACCCAATAGTATAGAAAGGAAGGTCTATGACCCAATATTATAGTAATACTAAACAAGAATTAGTAAACATCAACGATATGCATCATCAACACGTATGGTATGCAT